ATCTGGGTTAGCTGCTGGGATTCTAACGAATGATGGGTGGGAGATGAATCCGGCTACCTATAAAAATTTATCGTTTAAAATAGGGCTTGTTCTGTTCGTTTTTTGCCCATTTAAAATGTATGGTTATAACCTTTAGGAAGGGCTACCAAAATGATTTTTAAGGAAATGATAGACGAAGTTGATCTTATTGTTAAGGATGATAGTCTGACTTCTCAGATTCCCTTTGTCATTAACGATATTCTTCAACTTGCTATAAATGAGCATAAGATTCCATCATTAAAACTACCGATGGTGGTACCTACAGTTGTAGGACAGTCTTGGGCTAATTTTCCTTCTGGGTTTTTTGGTAGCCTTCTTTATGCAGCTACACCAAATGGAGAAGTAACCATTGCTAAGAGCGGTCTTATTGAGCTTATGGGAGATGAACCAGAGCTTGATGATGAGGGTGATGTTGAGAAGGTTGCTCAGGAAGGGTCTGTTCTTTGGTATAGAAAACGCCCTTCTGGAGCTACCAACATCATTATTCTTGGATATAAATCTCCAAATCCTTTAGTTACTCCAAATGATACTCCATCATATGTCCCAGATTATCTTCATAGATGGATTCTTGTTTATGGGGCATCAGCGCATCTTTGGGGAATAAAGGAAGAAGGAGTTGAAGGATCAAAGCCTAATACAGTAAACTACCTTAACCTATTTACCCAAGGATTAAATATGCTTGGTACTTGGGTTGGCTCTCAAAAGAAACATTCAGCACGGAGTGTTTGGAATCGCTAATGCCAATAGATCCTATTAAAATAACTGAATTTGGGGGAATGAATAATACCAAGGAAAGGAGTCAAACTCCTAATGAGCCTCATGTTATTCTTAATGCGATTGTTGGAAATGATAAGAATGTAGAGAAGAGACCTGGATATACAAGAAAGATGATTCTGATCAACGCTCATAGTGGATGGTCGGATGGAGACTTTATTATCTTTGTTGGAGAAAGTCCAGATCCTGTGACACAAACAGAGTCTGTAAGTTTTCAAGAATCTGTGGATGCAGAGGTACTCTAATGCAGAAGTTGTTTGTATCCTTTGATGGTGTAAGTAGGATTCCTCTTACTGATATTCCATATCCTGCAGAACCACTTTCTTATCAACGAGTAGGCAGTCTCGTCTATATCTCGAACAAGTATTGGAGAGGCGTCTATGACACAAAATCGAACACAGTCAGAGAATGCGGTCTTACTCCTCCTGCGATTCCTTCATTGGTATACTCTGCCGTTGGGAGCCTCGTACCAGGAATATATTCCGTCTGTCTTACTACAGAAGCATCAGATGGACGACTCAGTGGAAACAGTGAAATTGCGGTTATTGAACTTACTATTACAGGTGGGATAACAATCTCCAATTTTGTTACAGGTATGGTGGTGTGGATAACAGATCCTTCTGGTTCTACTTTTTATTTTGCTGGAAGATCAGCATCTATACAGGCTTTGCCTGGAGTAACAGAACTTCCCTCCCTTTGGGCTTCTCCACCATTTAATTTCTCTGTAATAGCACTTCATGGTGGAAGAATGTGGGGAGCAAACGAAGGACTTCTGTATTATAGCTTTCCATTTGGCTATGAGTGGTTTAATCTTTACTCAGATGTTTTTGTTTTTACAGAAGATATCTGGATGCTTGCTCCAACAAGTTATGGACTCTTTGTTGGCTTTGAAGATGAGGTTATTTTCTTAGTTGGAACAGACCCAAAGAAGATGAAACCAACAAGAGTCGGAGATGGTGTTATAAAAGGTTCCCTTGTATATGGAGATAGGATGGGGGATCTTGGAGATAACGTTCCTGTTTGGTTGACAAAGAGTGGATTCGTTGCCGCTCAACGTCCTACATTTGGCACCTTCGAAGAAGGAAGGGTAACTCCTTTAAGCCAAAATAAAGTGAAGTTTGATGTTGGAAGTAGAGCAGCTTCTCTATTTAGGTTAGTAGAAGGTGAACCACAGATTATATCTGCATTTCCTAGTAGAAGTAAAGTGGCATTTGGTGACTCTGTTACAGCTGAAGTTATTAGGATGGGCAGAGTTTTTGTTAATGAATTTGAGAAAGTACAGGATGACTTCGTTGGACTAAGTGAAGTTGTTACTGCAGAAATAACTTAGAGAAGAAGGGAGAACAAAATGCTTCAATTTTTAAGAGACTTTAAAGGGATCATGTATGCCATCAAGCATTCTAAGGATGATGTTCGTTTGACTGGTAACGTGAGGTTGGAACACTTTCGAGATGGAGAGTGCTTGTATGACCACTGGATGAACAAACCTAATATCTTCACAACTGAGGGGATGGCCTTCCTTAATAATGTTATGTTCCATGACATTGCTAAGCCTTCTATTGTTACTGTGTCTCCGTGGAGAGTCGGGATTTTTAAGAACAACGTGACCCCGGCTTTAGGCGATACCGCAGCTGCGAAACTTGGTTCTGGTGGAACCTATGGAGAATGTCAGGATGCTGACTATGACTCTCCCGCCACCAATAAACCTGAACACGTAACTGTGGACACAGCCACGGCAGTTATTACAAATGCTGCTGCCAAAGCCGAGTTCACTATTGCTGCTACCATCACAGTTTATGGAGCATTCCTTGGACTGACAGCGGCAAAGGTTACAGCCTCTGGAACTTTAATGTGTGCCAAGAAGTTTGACACTGCTCGACCTGTTGTGGATAATGATGTTTTGGCAGTAACCTATCAAATAACCTGTTCGAGTTCATAAGAAGATTCAATTATTGAATGTTCTGGGATGAATTGAGATAATGGCTGACAAAAAAACTTTCATTAAGCATTCAACCCTCGGCAGTTTACTGTCTCCAGTTTACTGCCGGGGAATTATTAAAAAAATAGATTACAAGAAAGACACCTGTGATGTTGAGGTAGAGATTATACTGGATGCAAACGGGCTAACAAAGAAGCTCTATGAAAAAGTACCTTTTTATTATCACTGTGATAATGATGTGGAAGAGAGAGAAGTTGAGGGAGATCCTGAAAACAAAGCTTTGTATGGAGGGGCAACAGCTTTTGATATTGACGATAGAGTTATTATTGTAGCTATTAGAAAGGATAATGGGTCAGGTAAAAAATGGGACTATAAATTGTTGAAGGTTGTTGGGTTCCAGGATAAAGATAAAGATAAAAAAGATCAAGACAAAAAAGGCTGTGTGTATTGTAAAGGAGCAATATTTAATGAGAAGTACTATGCATATAACTCTAATTCTTCAGTAGAAGCACGAAGTAAGATGAGATATACAGTAATCCCTCCAAGATATGACATCATAGAAGACGCAGTTACTACTATTACTCCTGGAGACTACCCAAGTCACTATACTACTTTTAATTTTAATAAAAGTTTTAAGTTTAGTAGAATTATTATTCCTACTGATTTAGTTGAAATTGTATGCACTGTTGATATTAGTAAGGCTTCTATGGAGTTGTGGACTCTGTTTGTAGCAATAAGTAATATACCAAATATATATCTCATTGCTGACACGATGTGGCTAACTGGGCCATATGTTTATGGTATAACAGACACTGGTAGGCCTTATGTACCAGATCTTACTTTTGGAAGTAAATTTAAAATAGTAAATTGCCTTCCCTATGGAACGTGGATGACTCCAAGTGATGTTATAACTGTCTTCTTAGGTCAAGCATATACCAGATATTCACATGATATATCAGCTGGTATAACTATCACACTTGATTCAGTAGCAGTTTATGGTATAACAGATAATCCCTCTAATCCTTGGATAACAGAAGTTGTTGGTATACTCCCTATACCTAAGAAAGATGGAGTAGCTTAAATGGCAGTTGATGACAGTTATACTAAATCATTACTTCATTTCATTGAGTTAAATTTTATGGATCTTATTTAAATGTCCTCTTTAGCTGACGATATCTTTACTGGAACTAATGGTGACTCCCCAAGAAGCTGGTTATGGTCAGTTATAACTGGCACTCCAAGTATATATAATAATACTTTAAGGTTGTTAACTGCTAATGGAGATGCTCTAAGGAGTACTTTCTGGTTTATAGGAGATTTTGAAGTACAAATAGATTTTGATTGCACGACTGATCTAGCTACTAATAGTTGGGGTCTTGACTTAGTAGTTAGAATAGATGAGACTCATCGAGGGTACTTTCGTGCTGGTTATACAGGGTCAGCAAAGATATATCAAATAGGATATGTTAATGGTGGAAGTTGGAGTTATTCAAATTATACTCGTACACAAACTCCAACTGGTAAATTAAAAATTAGTAGAAGTAGTAATGTATTTACTGCATCATTTTGGAATGGGTCTTCATGGACAGCAGAACCAACTTTCAATATTGGAAGTGCAGGAAATGTAGTTCATATTGATTTGATTGCCGCAAAGTGGGATGGAAACCCAAGTATAACAGGGTATTTTGATAACTTTCTTGTTAACAGTGGCACTCCTATTTTTCCATCAGCAGACCTATCAGAGTCACTACAGTCCTTAGACTCAGTTATTGAGAACATGAAGTTTTGGTCTGCTAATATTGAAGATGTACTTAATGTAATAGATATTAATGGATTTTGGTTTGATAATCTTATAGAAGAAATATTAAGTTTTTCAGATGTTAAAGCTGATGATAACTTACTTACGACCTTTCCTCTTTCATTAGATTCTGTAAGTATAATTGAAGCTCTATTAATAGATGTTACTCCTATATTAATTATATTAGAGTCTTTAAATATAGACGATTGGCCTTTAGTAGGATGGGTAAAGACTATTGCAGAAGCAATAACCACAACTGATCTTGTATCAGTACTTACTGCCATACTTGCAGATGAACATCTAAACCTATCATCAACCTTGCTTTCGCAATGGACAGGATCAAGAACAATAGCAGAAACAATTCTATTTGAAGATATCTCAGTTCAGATAAAAATATTATCTGATCTCATTGCTGATGTTTTAACAACTGTAGATGCATCACCCGTTACTTTAGCTATTGAAGTAATAGAGTATCTTATCCTTGTAGATACTTTACTTAGTCCTATTCTTGCAACTATAGCAGAATTAATCGCCTTAACAGATGAGGCTACAAAGGGTTGGCATTTTCTTATTGAAGAAGCAATTAGTGTTGTTGATGCTTTACTTCATAAGCTCACAACCAAACCAATAATTACTGATGTTGTAAGTCCAATAGATATATCTTCCAACAATCTAATCCTTCGTTTACAGATTAGTGATGTTGTTGCAGCTATTGAGGCTATATCAATCCAACAATACCTTAATGCTCTTGTTCTGGATAGTTTGGGACTGGAGCTTGGGGTTGTTTTAGATGGAGAGGTATGGCAGTGCTGGGTATTAACAACTAAGACTTTTAATCCGTCTGTATTCTCTAATTTTAATTTCAATTCATTCTTCAACTTTCTTGGTAAAAGTTGGGGAATAAAAGAAGATGGGTTGTATTCACTTGAAGGTACAACCGACAACGGAGCAAAGATAACCCCCGGTGTTATACTTGGAAGTTCTAACTTTGGTATTGAGTCAGAGAAATATTTTAGAATGGCCTACTTTGGAATAGTAGGTGGGTCTATTCCTGCAATCAAAATCACAAACGAAGATGGAACTTATAAAATATATGCTATTAATACTAAGGGAGAAGCAAAGTTATCTCGAGATATTCGAGGGAGATATTTAACTATTAGTATAAGTGACTTTGATTCCCTCGATTTTACTGAACTTATTCCTGTTGTTTTAACAAGGTAAAGAGATGGCTATAAACCTTACCGCAGAAACATATAAGTTTATTATCCGAAAACGAGAAGTTGAGGATAAAACTAAGGATATATTAAAGAAAATACTTCATGATACAGCTGAAGTTGGTCATGTACTTCCGTCTGGTACACTTAACGAAGCGATCTCTGACTTCAATATTTTAAAAAGAATTGCCATTACAGAGAAAGATGTTGAACTTGTAAAGGAGCAGTTAGAACAGGAATTAACTGAACTTGATCTTGCTTATAGACAACAAATTTCTACTGCTCAATGGTCTTTAGAGCAAGAAGAACAACAACTTCTTGCTGACTTAGAAGAGGAAATTGCTGGTCTCGAGAATTTCTATGATATGGCAGAACAAGATCTTGCTTATACTCTCCTTCAAGTAGAGGAAAGACAGGTTGCTGTCAACAACGCTATCACTGCTTTTGGTATTGAAAAGGTTCAACTTGAAAGACAGATGATGGATCAAGATGTGTTAGTTATGCCTTATCAAACTCAGTTAATAAATGCAAGGATATTGGTTATTGTAAAGAAACTGGAAATGTTGCCATATCTTCAAAGTATTATAGATAAGGAAAGAGAACTACTTATTTACATGGCAACTACAATGGGGTATGAGCAGCAGTTAGTTGAAGCTAAGAAACAACTTCAATCTGCACAACAACCTTTACTTAGCATGATGTATGATCTTGCGAGTAAGAAAATTGAATATGCTTATGCTCATAGAGTTGAAACAAATGTTCTTATTGATGCTGCCATCTTCGATAAAACAAAAGTTGATGCTGATAGTAAAAGAACAGATGCTGTTATTAACGTAATGAAAAATGAATATCTGTCTGATCAAGTAAAAAAGAGAGTTGCCAGAATAAAAAACAGTACAGAGTTAAGACGTTTAACAGATGCAAAGGACTTACTCTTTAATAAGATACAGACTGATATGTCGATTGCTAATGAAAATATGAGTGTTGATCGTCAGGTATTATCTCAAAAGGATCTTATTCACTCTACACGTAATGAGAGTGGATTAACAAATGAGCAGTTACTTTCTGGACTTAGGATGGTAATAGCAGAAAGTCTTACTGATAGTGCTATTGACGTATCAAGGTTTGATGCTCAGGAATATGCTCGTCACCTGTTTGAAAGAATTAAGATTATGTCTCAGGCGGAATTAACTTCTACCTTTAATCACTACGTTGAGAGTTAGATAATGTCGACAGAAGTATTTGAAAGAGCTAAGGCAAGAGAAGCCAAGATATATAGTCATACTGAGGTAGACCTATTAAGAGCTGCTGGTCACCAGTTTGTTGTAAAGGCTATTGAGAATACAAGACTTGATCTCGAAGGTAGAAGAATAAGGCAGGATATTTATGTATTAACTGAATATGAATTACTTAAGATGGCTCAACTTGACTATATATTATATGTTGGACTTGGCAAGATTAGTTCTGATAGACTCGTTCTTGTTGCTCGAATTGCATCTAAGAGAGTAATAAAGCAATATGATTATGCTTTAAGGCAGAAGAAACTTACTGTTAAGGAATACTCTAATCTTATTGCAGATGAATTGATGTTAGCAAAAGAGAGTGCCCTTGCTATATATGAGGCAGAAAATGAAATCTTAACTTTAAAGGTTCAACTCTATATACAAGAAACAACTCTCAAGATAGAAGAACTTCAGGCAAAGATTCAAGAAGAAGGATTAAATCTCAAGAAGGCTGAGATGGAAGTTGTTGAAGCTGAACTTGAAGTTCAAAAGACTGCTCTTAAGATTACAAGGGAAATTCTAAGAGTACTGGAAATTCAAGTAGAAATCTTCAATGTACTATATGAGATTACCTATATTGGAGTAAAAGTTGCTGGAGTTAGAGCTGACATTGCTGAGTTAACTTCTTCCATTGAACGAACTAAGGTATCTAAATACAAACTTGATGCTGAAAAGGAGCAGTTTAGAGTAGAAATCGAGGGTATAGCAAAGAAGTTAGCACAAGACATTCTGTCGATAGGATTAAAAACTGAAATGTTAGCAGAAGAAGAGGTTGCTTCTCAAAGATACTATGATACAATATCTGTTCTAATAACAGCAGAATTAGCAGAACAGATTGGTAGGATACAAATAAAAAGACTTCTTAACCAAGTTATATTAGAGGGGTCGAGTCAGGATGTTGCATTTGCTATTAAAGATAGTCAACTCAGCAGTGAACTTACCACCATGAAGCAAACAGAGATGGAGACTGACCAGCAAAATACTTTATTAATTGACGATGAAAAGGAGAATAATATGACAACAAGGGCAGATATAATTATTCAAGCTGCTGAAGCAGAAGCAGCAGAGGCACTAACTGCTACTGTACAGCATAAACTTTTATTTGGTACTATGCCTAGACCATAATAAGCTATGCCTAAGTCTGTACGAGAAATACTTAAAGATGTACAGCATGGCGCAGTTAGTCATATTTATCCCTTCGATAGAAATGAGATAGTTGAGAACTCTCCTTTTAGATTTGTAGGTAAATGGTTTGAGACAACTTTTTATATTGGCGGAAAGATTGATACTGTTGGCGAACAGGAAATCTTAACTCGAACCTATACAGTGTTAACAAGGTTCGGCAAGATAGAAAATATAAAGTCTACTGATTTATACGAATATGCTGTAGAAGAACAAGTAACTTTAATAAAGAGGTGGGATGGGAAGAAGGGAATGTTCTTCTTTAAAGATATTTCAAATTATAAAAACTGGACAATTATTCCAGTAGATTTTGTGAGGTAAAGATGGCTGTTGACTTAAGTAATTTCTATAGTTGGATGGATAAGATGCTTGGAATGAGTAAAGAGGCCGGTATTACTCAGAGGAAGGAACGAAATGAGCAGGCTCTTAAAATTACTGAACTCCAAAATGCCCCACAACTTGCTCAGATTGCAGAGAATGAAAGGCAATTTAATATAGCTAATCCTCCGGGATTTGCTGCTGCTCTTGGCAAGACCCAAGAGAATAAGTTACTTGGTCAACTTGCCGATGAAGCTCTTGGTAGAACGGAAGAGAAAAGGCTTGCTAAAACTCAAGTTGATCCTTTGCTTTCTTCACTAAGAAAAAGTTCTGTGGCACAACAAGCATCTGCGTCTATAAGATCCACAACACCTTTTGGTTTATTACATGATATAGTATCTGGATTTAAACCACAAAACATATTTGGATTTAGTACTCCAAGTGGAATAGCCAGAGAAAATGCTGCTTTCAAAAAAGCTGGTGTACAGCGATCTGATATTCTAACTGAAGAACAAGAAGCTCCTATGAGGACAAATTTGTCTGGTATACTTAATGCTATGAGACTAAGAAAAAAGAAAGAAGAGTTAATAGCTAATCCAAGTAGTTTATTAGGTGGAAACTAATGGCTGATATATTTGGAATTATAAAAGCAATAAAAGGAAGAAAGAAGGTTATAGACTCAACTTTGGAGGAATCAAGTAGTCAGATGAGTCCACCTATAAAAAAGAATCCTGTTGCCTCCCCGGTTCCGAAACTTGTATCTCCACCGCCTGTGAAAATGAGTACTGAAGCTTTACTAAAACTGGCTGCAGAGAGTGAAAAGCTTTATAAAGAATCTCAGAAAAAGTATGGCAGATAGAAAAGGATTCCTTTCATGCCTCTTTTAGATTTATTTGAATATACTAAAGAACAAGATAGACATCAAGCAAAACTTGATATTGAAAGAGATAAGTGGGCAGCTGACCCAGCAATAGGAGAAAAGCTTCTTGCCCACGCACAAGCATTGCTTGTTCCTGAAAAGAAAAGGGAAAAGCTTTCATCTGCTTCCAATCTTGCTAAAGTAGAAAAGGCTATCCCTGGGAGCGACCCACGGAAAGCTCTTGGAACAGAGGCTTTAAATCTTTTTCGTCAAGCCCTCCCCGCTTCTTCTGCTGATACTGACCCAAGAGAATTAATGGGGACAATCTATAATAAGCTTACATCTTCAAGAAGCGAAGAAACAAACCGATATATTCAAAAGGAAGAGAGTGCTTTATTTGGTGGGAGAAAAGATCTTGCTAAACCTCCAGGATATGAGGAATGGAAGAAAGGGTTTGTTGCTTCTACTCAACCAGAAGGATATCATACAAATCTTTTAGCAAGTGCTGCTTTTGGTGCAGGGTTTAGTGCTGCTGGTCAAGGAATAAAGAGACTTCTTTCAAAACCAGGATTAATAAATATTGCTCAACAGGATATAGAACAAAGTCTTTTATCTAAAGTTATTCCAGAACTTACACAAGCTACAGAAGGAAGGATATTAACTAAAGCTGGTAAGTTTATAACTAAACTTCCATTTGGGGAGTTTATAGAAAAAAGAGCTTTAAGAACAGGTGCTACAGGAGTCGGCACTAAACTCATTGGAGGGTTGTTAGGAAGAACCCCCGCCGCTGGTCCATGGGGAGTAGGATTAAAGATAGCTGGTGCAGCTTTAATGGCTATGCCAGACTTTGCTTTGTTTGATCTTGCTTCTTTTCTTGTTAAGAAAGGTGCTCCAGAGTGGAGTGCTCAACGTCCTCTGCAAACTGGACTTTTAGCTACTGGACTTTCAGTCCCAGCTATTGGTGCACTTACAAAAGGAATTGGTAAAGCTATTGCTGCCAAACCTGCTCTCGAAGCAGCAGAGAGAAAAGTTGCCACAACTCCAACAGCATCTAATCTTCTTGAATTAAGTAAGAAGACAGAAGAGTTTGGTAAGGCATCTGAGCAAGATATTATTGGTTATGATAAGATTCTGTCTCAATTTGATGGATGGTCAGAAGGACAAAGAGTAGTAGCTAAACCAGCACTTTTTACTATGCCTATTGGTGCTGGAAGAGCTTTGCCTGCGCCAGCAACTAAGATTTATGGTGAAGGATTTGAAACAGTTTCTTCTATTGGATATAAAGATCTTATTGCATCCTTTACAAACGAAGGAGTTGCTTCTGGTCTGTCTCGTACAGAAGCTACATCCAATGCAAGAAATACAGCTAAACGTACTATGGGGATGGAACTTACAAATCAGATCTCTGAGAACCCACTTCAGAACGTAAAAGGAAGATTACGAAACCTTAATCAAGAACAAATTGAAGGGGTCTTTAAAGCTATCAATGAAGAGGAGGTTTCTCTGAGTCGAGCATTGGATGACGCTGAATGGTTGAAAGCTAACTACGAAAGAAGGATTCTTGGCCCTGACAAGGTTGACTCTGCTACATATACTATATTGAGGAGAGCATTTGGAACCGGGGAAGAAGGTTCGCTTACTGGAGTGGTTAAAGAAAATCCTTACATCACCACAACTCTTTTAAAGAAAGCGAACGAACAAGAAGGTGCTATAGCCGTAAGGGAAAAGGCAATAGCTTATACTTTGGGTGTTCAAGAAAGGTCAATAATTGAATCTTCTCCAGATTTAATAACTCGGTTGAACAGTAGAATGACTGAACGTTTTAAAACTCTACTCACTCCAGAAGATATTAAGATGGAGGAAAAAGCTAAGGAATTAGGAATAACGTATAATGGTATGCAAGATTTTGGCAAAGGAGTTCAAGTTGCTACCTTTACTGATACAGGAACTTCATCTAAGTCAACCTTTCTTGTAAAGTCTGGAGAAACAATAGAATCTAAGTTGACTGAAAGTAGAAAAATTAACAAGGTTAGTACTGTAGGAGATAAGATAATTGCTGAGTCTATTCGTCGAGATGAATTCAATTCTGCTCTTGATGAAATAAAGACTAAAATAAAAACTATTGTTGGTAAAGAAACAATAACTCCTTTGTCTTTAGAGAACCGTGCTTGGACTGAGGTACAAGCAGCAAAAACAATGGAGGAGAGAAGGGCTGTTGGGTTAAAGTGGTATGAGGTATTCTCTAAAACTCCTGAGCAATTAAACGATGAGGAGTTTAAAACTCTTTACCGTGCACAGCCAGTAAAGGATCGAATAAAGCTTAGTAAAGCTTACCACCAAAGACATGACGCTTTATCTATAAGAGAGACAGCAGATATTGCTACTAAGGCTGTTCCAGAAGATTTGAAGCCTTTAGCTCAAGATATAAACACAGAAATAAAGAGAATGACTACAGCAGAGTATATTGCTCAACTTTCTAAAAAAGAAAGAATTCTCTCCCCAGAAAAGGCAGCAAACAAAGCCGAGCGTGAAAAAGTTCTTGCTATGGATGAAAAGGAATATGATACCTGGAGAAAAAATAATGTTATGTTAGTGTCCTTGATTGGGACAATAGCTGTTGGAGCTGCTTCTGTTGCAGTTTCTACTTTAATGCCATCTGAGGCTGAAGCTGCTTCCCCCGCTGAATTAGCTGGACGGACTGTTTATAAAGCTATTAAGGAAACCGTTGGAGATAGGACTGTTTCTAAGTTTGTGGCACAGACTATTGGTCCTGAAGGTGGAAGTTGGAAAGACTTCTTACCGCAGTGGTTAAAGGCTGGTATGCTTTCGCCTAAGATTTCTGAGGATGGACTGAAGGTAGAGCAGTATCAGAACCCAATTCTTGTAAATGCAAGTTTTGAAGATATATCTCGGAAGAAAAGACTTCCTTTTGGCCTTGATAGATTCCTTGGTGTATTTACTCAGGGGCAGATTTATTATGGCGGAAGGACTGGAACTGAAAGTATGACTAATCCAGCTGTTGGATTGGGGTCAGTTCTAATGGCATATATTAATAATACTTTAGCAAGTATGAAGGTGTTTAGAAATATTATGAAGGAGTATAGGATTAAATCTTCTTGGAAAGAAGTTGCCAAGGAAATGAAACCTATCTCTGATAAATACCATCTTCCAATTGCTGAGTCTGCTGCTCATTATCAACAAATAGATGCGTTGAAGAAGGTTATAGAAAAGGAAAAGAAAAGTCTTGCAAAAGCTGTTGGTGATGAAGCAGATGAGATTAGACAGGTTATTACTAACTCTGAGGAAAGATTAAAGTTTCATGCTAATGGTATTGAAGCAAGAAAAGAGCTCCTCAAAAGTTACCATACTGAATATGATCTGAAGATCAGAGAACTTGCTCAGAAACATTCTTCTGTTAGAATATCCTTGCTAATGGAAGATAGAGGAAAAGGTGAGCTTTATCCATGGCTTAAAGGTTTAACTTCAAGAAATGAAGAAGTTGCTGCAGCAAGAATGACTGATATGATGGAGGATTATGCAGCGAGGATGCTTGCTGTTGGACAAGATCCTATTACGTCTAAAGGGTTTGTTCATTACTCCCCACATCCAGATGTAAATTATAACAAGATTGCAAAACATTTAGAGGGATTAGAATCTGGTGCTGCAGCATCCCCCCGTCTTATTCAGTTTTATGAACGTTCTATTGGCGGTAGGAATATGATGCCAGATATATTCTATTCAATGGAAAGGTATTTACCTGATGCAAACAAGAGAATTGCTATGGGAGATTTCTGGGGCAAGGGACGTAGAGGAAGTTGGTACGAACATTCCAGGAGTAATATGGTTCAGTCTAATGAAGGACTCCGGATGTTTTGGGAAAGTGTTAATAGGTCTTTTGATCCCTTTGAATACGGGTCAATCTCAAGATTTGCAAACAGAGTACAAAGTTTTGAAATCTTTAGGCTTTTAAACTTTTCTCCATCAGTCAGTTTCAAACACGCCATAAAGATGGAAGCTAACTGGAGTAACTTTGGGTGGTTAGAGTCTATGAAAATGATACCTACAACCACAGCTTTGTGGGCAAGGAAGATGACTCCGGAAAGTTTAAAGGGTACTCGTACTCTTGAAGATGCGGCAGTAAAAGCTTATATTGGTCAAGGAGCTACAAACAGAATTATTGCTGATATGTCTACCTTTGATGTCCCAAGAGGATTTTGGGATAGATACATGGATAAGATTAATACTCATGGTTCTGTTTTAATAGATGCTGTAGAAAACTTTGATCGATCTCATTCGTTTGTAGCCGCAGCTACAATGGCAACTAAAAAAGGAATGACTCCATCTCAGGCAGCATATGGAATAATGGATACCATCCTTAAGACAAACTTTTTGGCTGGAGCTTTAAACCCTTCATGGTTAAGAGATCCTAAGGTTAGATTACTGTTTCTATTCCAAGGCACTCCATTCAAAATTGCTGAACAACGAGCTATTCAGTTATGGAAAGCAGGGAAGTCTATAGGAAGAGCTGGAACAGAAACAAAAGAGTTGCTTGGCATGCTAAGAAAAGATGTTAAGGAAGGAGAATATGCTCTTAAATATGCAGCGATAAAGGATGCTCTCAATTCGGAGAGGGATATATGGGGAACCTCTATCACCCAACAAGTAATGAGGAAGATGATTATTCTCGGCGGTATGACAGCAACAGCTAACTTTGCTTTCAACGCAGATATGTTTGGTCATGTAGTACATGCACCATTTCTGGAGTTTGGAAAGGGAAGGCCATCTATTAGATTAAATCCTGTAGCTGGTGCAGCATACGAAACTTGGATGAAGAGAGAAGAAGAGGATAGGGGTTTCTGGATGAGTGAATTTCTCAAAGCCTGGATAAGGGAGCCATTTGTTCAAGCTAATGTTATTAAAGCAATGAGGTTATCAAACGATGATATACCTGAGATTTATAGAGATTCAAGAGTAAGATATTTGCTGGCTGTACCAGCAACTAAAGAATAAGAAAGGGAAAGGGGACTAAAATGGAGTATGATGAAAAAGCTAAATTCGATGCTATTGTAGCTGCTGTTGCTAATAACCTTACTCACCTTGATGATATCATAGCAGCTATTGAGGCAGCTGCAGCCATAACCATTACTCCTGCTACTTTGAGTAATGCAAACGATGATGTTGCATCTGGATATTATGCGGCAACTGAGTTGCATCTTATAGATGCAGATCTTGTGGCTACAAACATCAAAACCGGAGTGACTATCTTTGGTGTTGTAGGAACTTATGATACTGAAGCAGTTAGTCCTGCAGCTGCTGGAGATATTGCTACCGGTAAAATTGCTTTTGTTAACGGAGCTAAAATAACTGGAACCTTGTAATAAGATAAAAGGAGAAACAAAATGAAGATGCTTCATAAAACAAATGTAGTAAGACTTAACTCAGGTCTTATTGCTGTAAGTGGAATCTGGACTTCAGAGGCAGTTGATATTACTGACTTCATTAGATATATATCCCTTCAGTGGGGTATTGTTGGTACTGGTGCAGTGAAGATAGAAATATTATCTTCAAATGATGGAGTAAACTTTCTAGATGTTAATATAGATGTAGCTACAGCACAAGTTGCTGGCTGGAATATGGCATCTGTTTCTTTCATTCCATCTGCACAGATAAAAATACGTGCTACTGAAACTGGTGCTGCTAATCCCATTACCAACATCAACTTCTTCCTTAAAGGATATTAAAATTGGACTACGAAAAAATACTTCGTGGTGGAGTTGTTGATATCCACTCTTATATCTGGGATACAGGCACCTTAAGTTGGGTTCCTGCAACAGGTGGAGGTGCAGCGGGGGATGTTAATGTAACTAATTTTCCTGCATCATATCCTGTAACAGGTGGATTCTTAACAGATACAGAACTACGAGCTACTGCTGTACCAGTATCAGGACCTCTTACTGACACTCAATTAAGAAATACGGCAGTTCCTGTTTCAGGTCCTTTGACTGATACACAGATAAGATCAACAGCTTTACCAGTAAGTGGACCATTAACAGACACAGAACTTCGTACTACTGATGTTAAGGTTAGTCTTGATGGGGAACAGATTATTGTATCTGACCAGCCATATACTACCCTAATTGATGAAGTATCAGCAACAGTTACTTATATAGGAGAAGCTGTAACTGGAACTGCTGTTGGTTCTGCAGCTTGGAGGATAAAGAAAATAGATTCATCCTCTGGTATAGTAATAGCTTGGGCTGACGGGGTATCTACTTTTATAAAGATTTGGACATCAAGGACAGGATATTCTTACAGTTAAGGAGATTTAATGAAAGAAAAAGAAGTAGTAACTATAATGAAAAAGTGGAATAGTCCAGAAATTAAAATGTGGGTAAATACTAACGAGATTGCCTTACAAATAAAGTTAGAGGATTATCTCGAAGCTGTTTCTATGGTAAGTAAGAACGTTATGTTTACTTTCACAAAGGATGGACTGTTTAAATTACTTAAGATAGCATCAGATGTTGTTGTTGCTGACATTAAAAAGGAATCTGTAAAGGTAGTGTAAATGCATAAATTTCTCGATTATATTTCGGGCAAATTAAGCCTTGGGAAATTGTCCTTCGGGGTCAAGTCCGCCAATACCGTTCTGGCTGGTCCTACGTCTGGGACTGCGGCAGAACCGGATTTCAGGGGTTTGGTTGGTGCCGATATTCCCTGGTCCGATATCAAACTCACAACCAATCCAGTGGTGGGGAAAATTTGGCAGTGCACTAATGTGGATGGTAGTGGGGCCTGGGAAACAGCAGCAGCGGGGGGGGATATCCTGACTGATGGGGCCTGGGCTGCTGCCGGGGACCTGATTGTCGGATCAGGAGTCGATACGGCAGTTATCCTAACCAAAGGGTCCGAGGGAAGGATATTAAGGGCAGGGGCAACCACTCTTTCCTGGGAATTACCTGCATCACAGGTCTCGGACACAGCCTACACCGCATCCTGGGACACAGTAACCACTATTGCTCCCAGTAAAAATGCTGTCTATGATGAGATGGAGTTGAGGGCACCCAAAGCCAATCCGCAATTAACAGGGCCCAATATCACCATAGCTGGCCTTTCCAGTTGTATACTCATGGCAACAGACATAACTGGATATATACGTAACCTTGTTCTTGGTGCCGGTCTTGAATTAAATCTAACTACCTCTACCTTGTCAGGGGTACTCCCGACTAATTATATCTCTGGCCTCACCATGACCCATGCTACCGATGCTGACCATGACATTACCATAGCCCCAGGGAAGTCACGAGACTCAACGGATGCAGCGGATATGGTTTCCGCTTCTGCCATTACCAAACAGGCCGATGCAGCCTGGGCCGCAGGAACCAATGCCGGAGGTATGGATACTGGGTCAATCCCAGCCAGTGGTACCCTCCATGTTTGGCAGATTAAAAGTGCCAGTACTGGGGTTGTCGATTACCTGTTTAGTATTTCCGCCACGGCCCCTACCCTGCCAGCCAATTATAATTACAAGAGGTTGATTGGTAGTTATAGGACTAACTCTTCGAGTAATATTATTCCTGGGGACTGGTGGGGGACAAGTAATAGGCGGCGTTTTATCCTTGATACTCCAATATTGGATGTAAATACGGCAAGTCCAGGGACAAGCGCAGTTACGGCGGCATTAAGTGTGCCAGGAGGGGTAAATGTAATAGCACTTGTCGTATGGAAGGGGACGACTTACGATTGTCGTATATCGTCCTTGTATTCTGCCGATATTGCCCCTGACTTTTACCCCGAGACAACAAATATGGGAGGGGCATCTAACTCCAAAGATATTGTCAGTGTCCTGACAAATACATCTTCACAGATTAGATATAGAATGCGGGTTGATGAGCCCGTAAGAATAGCAACTTATGAATGGGAACAATACTTATAAGGAGGAGATAGTGTGCGATACTATGACTTAGACATAACCGGCAGAGTGAAAGGAAGCTACGCAGTTCCGCAACCGGGCAAGACCCTCCACCTTCTGGAGGATGCCCCGGATGATAAAAGCAAGAGGGACGCAGTACCTGGTGTGAAATGGGAACCGGACCTTGAAATTATCAGTGCCGAAGCTGTGACAACTGCCAGACTTGCAACCAGGGTAAAAGCTATAGTGGACCTTAAGACCCTCATTGCCCTACATGATGCCGACAAGAGTAAGGTCAAGATAGAGGATATACTCAATCGTCTTGAAAAGATTGAGATATTAATAGAAGTGAGGTAATTTAAAATGAAGAAGATACTTTTATCTTTACTGTTGGTACTGATAATTACTTTACCTGCTATTGCTGGTCAGGATATCAAGTTTGTCTGGGACCCATACACTGCTGATACCATCAATGGTTTTAATTTGTACATGGCAGGCGCCCCTGGTGTAACGATAACCCCAGTCAACCTGGTGGCCACAATCCCATTGCAAAATACAACTGCCTACACACAGAAAAACGTCCCGGCTGGTATCCATTACTGGATTTTGACAGCCTTTACCGTTGGACAGGAGAGTGGACCCAGTAATGAGGTAAGCTATATGGTTAAACTCAAACCTCCAAGTGGGTTGGGCAGCACCGTGGTCCTGTCTTTTGGAAACGTCACGGTTACCGTGGCGGCAAAATAGGAGCAAGTGTGTGAGTACATTTCTGACCGAACTCAATTTGATCGAGATAGGGGATAAACTGTGGCGGGTCCATGAATCCCTGGTTTATGAAAGTGATCTCCTGACGAGGATTATTACGGATAGTTTTGGGTATAAGTTTAATGTACCTGGACGGATTACTGTTCCAGAGGGATTCGTGACTGATCTGGCCAGCGTGCCCCGTGTCCCTATTATTTATTATTTTTGGGGAGGGCGGTGTCACCGGGAGGCGGTGATTCATGACTACTTATACCGAATTGACTCTGACCCCGTGGTCTCCTTCTCTATGGCCAATAAAGTGTTCCTGGAAGCAGCAAAGTCCAGAGGAAAGAGTCTGTTTATCCGCTACCCTATGTTTTGGGGAGTGTGTCTTGGTGGGATATTTTCCTACCATAAAAAATCAGTAAAGGAAGGTGTTATATGAATAAAATTGTATTAGCAGGTTTGGTCTTGGTAGTCATATTCCTGGGGGCTTGTGGAAGTACAACTGTGAATGTCACTAATAGTGGTGGTGGGGGGACAGGAACTGTTACTCCGAGTCCTGTACCGACTCCTGAACCAACCCCGACTCCGGCATAGAGAGGTGATTTATGAAAAGATATTCAATAATCATATTATGCTTAATATTCTTGACAGGGTGCTCCTCTACCCTCACCTATAATCACATAACCAAAGATTGGACAGCCAAGGACTATACCGTGCAGATTGATAAGGATGGTCTTATCAAAGCTGCTCCCAATCGTTGGTTTACTACGAGTTTCCTGGGACAGTTCTTTACCGGCTTGTTTTCCACTGCACAAAGTATAGTACCTTTGGTTACACCTGTGGTGACAGGGAAATGATTCGCTTAGAGTTAATCTTCTGGATCTTGGGAGGGGCAGTGGCAGTGGTGATTTGCTACTATTACCTCCCAAGGTGCATAGGGTAGAGAGGGACATACATGACTGCATTTCTGGAAGGACTTCTTATTGCAGTAGCTGCCACTTTCCTTACTGTTATTGTAGCTTGGGTTGCAACAAGAGTAAGTAGAAAGGACTGTATCACAAGTCAAAAACTATGTCAAGAGGGTTTTCAAAATAAGATATGTGCCCAGGGTTTACGGCTTGACGATGGAGATGACACCTTCAAGTCAACAAGACATATTCAAAGAGCAGTTCTTCTAACCTTACTTTTTATGTGTAAGAAGTTAGATATTGACTGTGATGAGTTGACCAGAACTTTTGTCAAAGAGGATATACTGGAATGAGCGAACTACTCAGAAAAAGAGCACTCTTCTCTCGATTAATACCTAAGTTATTGGATCGGATGTTTGCAGAAGGATATATAGCTTTAATAGGTAAGGATGGTTTGAAACATATGAAGAACTCCTTGCACTTTGATGGTTTGGCTATGGATATTGATCTCTTCAAGGACGGTTGGTATCTGGAGAATACCGAAGACCACCGACAGTTCGGGGAATGGTGGGAAGCACTGCACCCAGACTGCCGGTGGGGTGGGAGGTTTGAGGATGGTAATCACTACAGTATCACCTACCAGGGGAAGAAGTAGCCCACTCCTTATTCATCTAAATAAATCCTTCTCGTTAATTGCAATACTTGCATTAGCCCACATTACCGCCTCCTGCACCTTGGTCAGGGCCATACTCCGTTCCTGGCTATATGGACACTCACGTCCGATAAGGAGAGCCAGTCTACACCCCAAGTCCCGGAGGTTCTCATAACGCACTGCCTGATCCCCCTTAGGTGCATGGTATGTGAAGATATGCTCCAACTTATCTTTATCTGCATCAGTTATCATATTTCTCTCACCTCCTTTTAAGAGTTTCGCACAAAGGTTCACAATCGTCTGGTGGAAGTTCAGGTTTTTCGGCCCAATGAGTAACAGGAAATCCTTTCCAAGAATCTATAGAAGAATAGTTATAAATAATTGTTCTTCTATTAGAAAGATCTTTTACTACCATAAGATACTCTCCAGGTTTTTCAGGTAGTCCATCACTAACCTTATTCCAATTCATCTAAATAAATCCTTTCTGCTTCGCAATCCACATAGACATATTTATGGATTCTATTTCTTTTAAAGGTTGGTCATCGTCAAAGTCTACAAGTTGACTCTTTGGAATCCAGTATTCATCTCCATCTTCAGTCTCAACAAAAATAGCTGCGTCAGTTTTCCTTTTCACCACACACTCCAGTTCAAAAGAATCTTGTTCTGCAGGAAGATTATTACGTTCTATGGATTTATAAGATCCCTTTCCTTCCTCTATTAAAACAAGTCTCTTACGCATAGCTATAGCATCTAAGACTAATATAGCTCCACAACGAGGGCAGATTTCTTCATATGGCGGCATTTTTATCTCCTTTCTTAGTATCTATACCTTGCAAAGGCTTCATCATCACAAGGAATTATTCTTTTAATGTGATCTGGTAACTTGACTTTATCTCCATATCTCTCAACATTAAGAACAGTATTGTCTTCAGCAAAATTAATGTAGATTGCCCAATCATCTACGTCACCTCGCTTTGCAACCCAGCGAAGTACTCTATCTGTATCTGACATATTTATCCCTGTATAATTGTCTATAGTAAGTCCAGTAGCAAATATCTTTCCTGGTATCATATTATTTAACATCTGTAGTGTTAACATACTTTGGTCCTCCTCAGAAAGTTCAATTGTTGACGTTTCTTGGCTTCATTCCAGTTGCCCAATAATACCAGATTCCCCCGATTCTACCATCTGGGTTTCTATAATCTCTTTTAACTTTACCTGTTCTTATCGCTGTCTCTATAACATTATCGAACTTATCCGAGTCCATATCTTTCCATGTAAGAGCCATTATTTGTTTCTCTTCAATAGCTCCACGGACTTGTATAAGAGATAGAACTGTATCAACCTCGGATGCAATTAAACTCTTTCCAACAGCCCTAAAAGAATTAGACATTCCTTTTTCAGCTACTTCAATATACTTAATTGCAGTAGTTATGTCCTCCCATTCTATAATCAAGTCCTGTCTTTTAGCAGCTGCGATATTAATAGATGTTTTTAAGATAGTATCAGGTTTTCTTGAATACCAAGAGTTAAATATAGGTTCCTGACATATCCTCTTAGGAGATAACATTTCATACTGATTATACCACTCAATCCAATTACTCCTTACCTTCAGCGGTAGTTTATATTCTCCACTAATTTGGCTGATCTCGAACAGGTCTGAGATAAGCTGTTTCCTAATTGATCTTTCACGTTCTGTAAGTTCAGGGATTGCTTCCTTTTTGTATGGAGCATCTGCCCAGATGAATAAGATTCTGGACGTAAGACCACCACCAATGGCTGTAGATGGGAGAGAAGAAGCAAGGGAGTCTGGGGTAGTAGCAGCTTGCAGGTTGAAGAATACATTTTCAAGGATGTTAACTCCGGAGTGCTTTGTTTTTTTCTCGAAGCTGTCTGGGCAGTCGTAGAGATCTGTGAGAAGTACCAGCATTTTGGTATTCTCTTTTTTCTGTCCCAAAAAAGATTCAAACTCCTTAGATATAACTGATAGTGAGCAATGAAAGAATGGCCCATCAGTCCCAGGAATAACAGACTCGTTTCTTGAGATTTCGAGATCATCTATTAAAGCCTCCTTTGTGATGGAGTCAGCAGAGATTGTTATTCCTGGGACCTGTTTTAGTATCTCTAAGGCAAACTTAATAGCCTGAGTCTTACGAGCAATCCCAGGTTGGGCTACTAATACTATGTATATGTTAGGAAAATAGGTTAATCTACCCAAAGAGAGCCAGGTCTTTCTCCTTAAGACTGAGGCTATAGTAGAAATAGCACACCAAAGATGAAATTGCTTAGCAGATTCAGTGTTCTCTGTAAATTCAAGGTATGCCTCAATCCAGTTAGACAAGGTTCTCTTCATTTTTTCTCTCTATGTTTGCCCACTCTAATAAGTCTTGCGCAAGTGTATGATCAGTTTCTTCAATTTCTTCAGCATATGTACGCATAGCCATACGAGAAGCGTATGCATACATATCACATTTAAACTTAGACTTAGGTTTGAGAACGAAGTACTTCAATTCGAGAGCCAATATCTTTCACCTCCTTTTTACCCCATTCATAAGGTAAGTCATTTTGTTCTTCCCATGAGGATCCAGCTTTAAAATCAGTTTCTATGACCATAATATCATGGTTTACTACAATTGGTCGAAGCATATGTTTGAGACAAAGCTTTTGTACGTCTCCAATTATTTTCTCAGGAATATGAAAGTAAATTGCATCATGTAATTGTAGTAAGATCTCAATATCTTTCCCAGCTTCTTCATATATATCCACAAGATCCATGTTTAATAAATCTCCAACAGATGATTGAGGTTTAAAAGCATAAGCAGATCGAAGTAAATCCTCCCCCCACCTTCCAAGGAATTTATGACTCCTTCCTACAACATTAGTTAACACACGAGATGAACGAAGCTCAGCTTCTGTACTCCTATGCCATATAACAAGGGACGGGTTAGAATTAAAATATGTTTGGAGAAGGAGTTTAGCTTGCGCCATTTTAACTCCAAGTTTGGTAGATACAACACCTGGACCAGCAAAATATGAAACGGCATGGCGGAGGGTCTTACCAATTTTTCTGTGGTTTGGAGTTACTTCTTCTTCTATTATATGAAACATTCCTGCAGCAGTAAGATTATGAACATCAAATTTATGTTTGTCTTTATAAGAAGCATTCAAACGATTCTTAAAAAGATTCTTTTCTTTCTGGTTATTAGACAGAAATGCTACAACAACTGCCTCAGCTTGTACTTTATCAGCTTGCATAATAACCCACTCTTTTTTAGCTCGATACATTTTTCTGGCTTCGGGCGGGATATTCTGTAGGTTTCCACTTCCATATGGAAGGATAATAGATTTAGATGAACTCCATCTACCAAAGGATTTCTTCCCCTTCTGCTGAGATTTAGAATCATCTTCATCTATAACTGAGCCAGCAATGTTATAGCTGGTATGAACACGATTAGTAGGAGAGAGGTTTATATCTAAAAAATCTAAAAGTTTATTATATTTTTTGTATATAAGTAATAAATTAAACAGAGGATTGTTTGGAGAAAGAGTTGCAAGCTTTTTAATAGCTTCCTCTCCAGCAGTTATTTTACGGGGGTCTGTTATTTTCTTTCTTCTTTTGTATTGAATAGGAAGCTTCATGTCCTCATATAAAAGAATCCTCACCTGCTTTGGAGAGTTGTAGTTTATCTTTCTTCCTATAAGTTTATTAAGATCTGCTTCAGCTTTGTTAGCCTTTTCTGTAGTTTGGAATATTAATTCTTTTTGGATAACAGGATCAACCTCAATTCCCTGTAATTGCATCATTAAAGATGGAGCTACTTCGCTCATTTCAAATCTAAATAAGTCCATAAGCTTAGTCTTTTCAAGTTCTTTTGCCATAAATTCTTTTATGCCAAAAGTGTTAGCAGCATCAGTAGCATTATACATAACTGCGTTTTCCTTAGAGGTGTGCTTCCATGCTGGAACATCTAAGCAAATCGAAGCAAGATAACCAAGATCCCTTGGTGTCTCAGGCCATAGAATATGAGCTGCAAGAAGGGTATCAAAGGATAGCTTATCACAATGAATATGATGGTTAAGTAGAAGAACTCCTGTATCATATGGAGCATTTTGAAAAATGGTAGGACATTCTTGGCATAGACGAGCAAATATGTGCCATAGTTTTGTTTCTTTAACTTTATTAAAGGTTGGTACAGGTCCAGATATAAGTCTTATAGACATAGCAAAGGTAGGACTGGATGCTACACCTAAGATTGAAATGTGACTTCCAGGTTGGACTGTTTCTATGTCTATAGAAGCTTCACCTTTAGTTTCTATAATGGATTCACAGAATGAAATAAATTCAGATGGACTGCGTGCTTCGACAAGAATCCTTTTATCTTGGGGGAGAGATCGAAAGGTAGAATGGTATTTAGCTTTTCTTAAATCCATTACAACCGTCCAATATAACTCCCATTGATAGTTCACAGCTGAGGGATGATAAGTTGCAAGAACCTTTTGGCCTGGAACCAATGTAGAGTCCATAATAGTGCCTCTGAACTCAGAGATTTTCTTTTGATTGGTTAATGCCCATAAAGCTATGTTGCCTAAGGCTACAATGATGTTAGGCTGATGGAATTCTATTTCTTTTTTAAGTTCTACAAGCCACCCCACCAAAATAGGCTTAGGAATAGTACACTTAGAGTCTTCAAAGTAATACGAAATCCTATTAGCGGGGGGTCTTTCTCGGGCTACATTTCCTATTAAGCATTCTGCTCTTGATATACCTACACTTAGGAGTAGGTTAGTAAAGGTTTTTCCTGCTGGGGCATCTACGCAGAAAGGAGTTCCTTTTTTATCTTCCTGTTCATCGGGAGCTTCGCCGAGAAAAAATATCTTAGCTCCAATGGAGCCTATAGTTCTGACGTAAATAAGCACCTACCTTTCTTCTGCTTCTAACTTCTTAAGTATGAAGTCTGTTGCAGCTTCTTTGGAAGAGCATCTTATTTTGTAGCCACAATAATCTTAGCTTTTTCTGACTTTTCTTTGTTGCCTACAAACTCCAGAATTTGTTTAACAGTCCAAAGCTTATTACACTTTACACATATCCTTGCAACAGAATGCTCAAGAAATCCAGTCTTTCCATCCGGGGATAGAAGAGAAGGGAGGACTTTTAACGCCTTAACTTCGATAAATAGATTACTTTCAGGACTGCAATCACAGGAAAGATTGTCAAGTTGATTTATGTCAATATTCATTTTAGGTTGTTGTGGTTGTTGCTGGTTCATTAGATGTTTCCCTCCATTCTGGTAGTGGACATTCTTTAGGAATAATGTCTCCATTAGGTTGATAGATTGGGTTAGTAGGATTAGCAAAGCAAAATATACCATATCTATTATCTATAATTCTTACTCTATAAGCATAACAATCGAGACATCTATGTATTTCATGTTTAGCTTCCTTTGACATTTACCTTCTCCTTTGTAAGCAACAGTTTTTATACTTCATCCCTGACCCGCAAGGACAGACTTCATTCCTTCCAATTTTACCTTCAATAATAATAGTCTCTCCATTTGAAAGAGAAAATGATTGTTTATTACAGATAGGCTTAGTCGATCTCCGGACTGTAACCATTCGACTCTTCTCTAGCCTTCGCCCCATTAAATCCTTCTTCACTGGAACTACTTGCATTAATTCTTGTCTCCATTTCTTTTTCTCTTTTAATAGCTTTAGCCATTCTTTCACAAGCAGAAGCATACGCTTCATCTAAAATTTCTACTCCTATTCCCCTACATCTCATATGAAAAGCCGCTTCAAGTGTTGCAGCTGAACCACAGAATGGATCGTAGACAAGTTTGTTGAAATCTGTACTTCGACCAATGAGCTCCTCAAGGAGGGAAGTTGGTTTTTCTGTTGGATGAATTTTCTTAGAAGCAAGTACTGGATCACATTGAATCCAGTCAGGCTTGCCTTGTTGGATTAGTCTCGACTCAGCTTTACGAGCCATAAGAATAAACTCATATGATGCCGAAGGCCAAGCATGCGGAGCGTTGTTCTGACCTGATTCTCGCTTAATCCATACAATAGGCCGGGGATTAACCAACCAACCAACTGCGATAAACATTTCTCTAACAAGAGGAAAATACTCTGGAGCAACAAAGATGAAAGCATGTGCAGTAGAAGAGCAAAACCTATAAGACTCAACAGCAAGATGCGTAAGAAGCTCCAGTGCCATTTCCTTTCCATCTTCAAATTTGAAGCCTGAGGTTGAGAAGTCTCCACCTGTGTTACCTCCTATTTGGATAGCGTTTTTATCAATATCTATTCCGAACGGGGGATCAGTTAGGAGTAAATCTACTTCCCCGTCTTTCATAGATTTCATATGTTCTCTGGCATCACCCTTAATAAGTTCTACAGGAATTCCTGATTCCTTTATTACCTCTTCATAAGAAGAAGAATTAGCGAGCCTTGAGATAAGAATTTGTGTAATATAGGCTACCTTTTTAATTTCCTTTTTTGTTTTGAGCTTTGCCAACTCAGGAAATTGATCCAAGGTTTGAGCAATTTGTTGCTGCTCAATAACATATCCTCTAGTTTTGCCAAGCATAACTGCTGTCTGCTCAAGAGTCCAACCAGAATCTTTCTTTCCAGAGGTTGCTTCACCATATCTGAGCTGACGAAGTTTGTGGATTTCTGTCACGGCGCAAGCTTCTTCGGCGGGAGTAAAAGCCTTTCGTTGGATGTTAGCTTCGAGTTCTCGTTCTCTTAATTCAAGGTCTGTTAGATTTTTGATATATACTGCTTTAACTCGTATACCTAACATTATACAAGCAGCTAATCTTCTTCCTCCATCAATAAGCTCGTCGGAGTCAGTTAAAAGAATAGGCTGAAGTTGACCATAGGTCTTGATAGATTCAGCAAGTCTTTCTAATTCTCCTATGTCTTTTCTATATCTATCAAGACCCTCTCTGACTATTATTGTCTCAGTGCGGGTGTTAAGTTCTTTTCCTATATCAGATAAGGCCATTTAAGGATTTTTCCTTTCAAGAATTCTAACAACGCCCTCAAGAGCTTGAACTGCTGCAATAGTAGATTTCTCCAGTGTAATAATTATTGACTGTATTGTACCAGGGCCATGTATTGCTGTGTTTAACCTTCTTTCGTACTCAAGTTCTGTTTGTATACTTGCATTTCGACTTCGCCATACATCTCTATCAAGACGTAGTATTCTTACTTCATGTTGATAGGATTTTATAGTTCTTACTTTCTTTTTAGGTTTCTTCAAGTTCGTCTTCATCATCATTCTCCTCTTCTTCAGCCACAGAATTTTTTAGCTTCAATAAATCTGATGGCCTAAGTTTAAGCCTTTTCATTAGTTCCTTTTCGGCGTCAGTAAATTTTACTCCCCCGGTAGTTGGTCTTTTGGAATCTTTTTTAATAAATCTTTCTGGCGAAGATATATCAATCAAACGCCTAATAAAATATGACTCCAGTTTTTGGTGTGCTTCTTCTGGAGTCATATTTAGAAAGTTTGGAAAGAGATCGTCGAGTTTAGCCATTTACATATACCTTTCCATCCTCTTCTAAACAGCATAACGGTCTTATAATATTAGGATGTATCCTGCCGTGATGTACTCGTCGACGGTCATATCTTAAGCAGATATGATTTTGTTTTGTAATACTTTGTTCTTCTTCAGTAGGTACCAAAAACTTACATTCATCGCATATTCCACTAAATCTTAATAAGTTGTAGTTATACATCATGCTCCTTCAATAAGTCTAAGCCAGTACCTGGACCAATAAAATCTGATAGTTTGGGGGGCTCCGCTTTTCTTGGTGGAGCTGGTTTTTCGTTAAGGATAATAGTTAAAGCACATGATATGTCAAGGTATGAGACCTTGTGCTGTTTCATGAAAATCTTTAAAAGGTGGGATAAGATTTGTGTGTCCATAGAAATAAAATCCTTTTTATTTTAATTGCTCCTGACAGGACTCGAAACTTTTAAGGTAAGAGTCTTATAGACATAATACACCACTTGTCTTTGAGGCCATATATAGGACCACGTAAGACATAGTAAACCTCAACAAGGAGTTGTATGCCCGTATAAAGTAAAGGCTTACCTGCTTTCATTGCCTCTCCAGTATAAACAGTTTCTTTTAATAGTAAGGTATCATTCTCTTTATAATTCCTGTCGTTCAACCTTATTTCAAACTTTTTAAAACCACTTCTTATGTCTCTAAACATCTTTGGATCTGTTTTTAATTCATGTTCCATTTTGGTGCAGTCCTTTCTTTTAAAATGCTCCTGGCAGGACTCGAAACCTGCTGTCATAGTACAATTTTAATACCGTCAAAGGTTACCTTAGATAACCACTATGATACTTGATATCCTTGTTGTGTGTTCTTCCACACCGCAGGAGTTTTTAGTGGTAGGTTGGAATTTATATCCTTGTAGGGCATCTTGTCATTGGCACTAAGTAAAGACGGCCTTTGAACTTGAATCCTTGCAGAGGGAAACCAGTTAAACCCTACCACTAAAGGTTAAATGTTAGGCCGCAATCATCTTATCTGCGGAGTTGAAAACCCTTCCTTCGAAGGTACGAAAGCCGATGGTAACCTTCACTCGGAGACCAAGCCAGTCTTGGTTGGCAATAGCCTCAAGAATCTGCTGACTTGTTCCAGCATTCATAATACGCATATCCTTTTTGAAGTCTTGCCACATGTTTACCTTGGCTTGACGCTTGGTCTGTCGACCAGTCTTGGTTAATTCCTTTTCGTCTCCAGGTTTGGGGAGCCAATTTCTGTAGTTGATGGTAGAACCGTCCAAGGGAGTCTCTCCATCTTGTAGAGTGAACTCTTCCCCGTTACCCTCAAATGCGACATTCCAGTCGATGGTGACATCCTCTTTGTTGTAGGCTACCTTGGTGACGTTCCCAAAGAACTGACCCTTGGGAATAAGCGGGGTGGGTTTGTATTCAGCTTCGGAATCAAAGTCTGCCATCCCAGAATCTTCAGCAGAAGCTTCAAATCCGAGATCAGAGTTGTTGTCGGTGATAGGAGTTTCTTCAACGACTGCTGAAGTCTCTTCCTGGATAGCGGTTCTTTCATCTACTTCTTGGGTAGGTTTCTTTGCCATTTTTTCTTTCTCCTTTTAATTTAGCTTTTGTTTAACTTATTTTAGCTTTGTTTAAGGTTCTGGATTTAGTTTCAGAAGAGTCAATTATTGACGTTTCTGGGTTCCTTTAAGTTTGTTTTACCTCCTTCATTTCATTAATAAGTCTATCAAGTTCCTTTTCAGCTTTTGCAATATCATCAACATCTACACCGTATCTTGGTTCAGCAAACCATCGCCAACTGGAAGATATTATTTTATCTCCTTTCTTTACTTCACAGATCCAGTTTGGCGCTGAAAGATAAACTTTATATTCTATTCCATTCTCTGTTCCACTCATCATTTCAGTCATACTATTTAACCTCCTTTCCTTTTATAGTATTAACAACAGCAACTTTGGCTGGCTTCTTTTTCTTTCCGGTAGCATAGACCATGATTTCCTGAAAATCGTTAGGTAAAAGATCAGGCAGAATGCGTTGCTTCCCCGACAACCTCGATCTCCCGTTATTAAAGCCTATTGGTATAGTTTGAATGTACCACTTTGTTTCTCCACTTTCTCTCTTTGTAATATGGTAATAGACCTCATCAAACATACCAGGAATGAGGGTAGATAACTGTCCAACAAGAAGCGGCTCGATTTTCACTATAGCACCGGTCTCAGTATCTTGGATAATGTTTGAATGCATTATAAGGAGAACGTTGGCAGATAGATCATATATCTGTTTTAGTTTTCCCTCCATAAGATTTCGCTGCATTTGGTAGTGGACATTCCAAAGGGGACCGCTTGTCTGACTTCTCTTTGGATCAAGAGCAAGCGCTTGTTCCATAGCAATCATACCCATACCAGTAAGATCATCACAGATAACAGTAGTGTATTGGCCCTTTTCCCCTCTATTTTCTTCAAACATCTTCCCAGACTTTACCTTAATCAAATCCCTTTCAAATTTAAGCCAGCCTTTATTATCCTGGGTATATTGTTCATAGTCAAAGTCAAGACTACGATATGTTAAGATTTGAGTTCCGAAGTCGAATACAAATCCTGGCATAGGGAATGTAGTTCCGAAAACAGATTTTCCAGAACCAGGAATACCCACAGAACATACTTTAAGCCACTCAGTTGTTACTGCTACATCTTTAGCGTTCGGCATCTGCGATCACCTCTCTTCCAAGGTGAGCAAGCTTTTTAGCATACCATTCAGCTTTTTTAATATCACTCAAATGACCTTTGTAGTTCTCTCTGGCAATATACTTAATAATACTTCCTTTGAGAAAGCCTTTAAACTCTATAGGAGAGAGGGTATATTCTATAATACTTATCACCTCTATCTTTCCCTTTGTGTAGTGTTTAGGATGATTGATCTCATCTTCTTTATCTTCTTTTATCTCTTCACTCATTCCGTTGACCTCCCTTCTTCTTCTCTGTTACGAACATCCCACTTTTCTTCTATAAATCCTTCTGGAACTTCAAGAATCTTATATTCGAGAGTATTTTTGTTAAACTTATAAGGGATCTTCTTGTTTATCTCACATAACTGGGCATATGAACACCTTCGGTTATAAGCGAAACAGGAAGAGTGTCGCATTGGAAAGTTATCCATAATAGTAGATAGATATATGTCTCTTGCTGTAGATATGAAGGATTTTCTCCATCCAACTAAATCTCCATCAGTAAATATATGAGGGACTCTTTGAAAATCTGTAGTTAACTTACCGTACACTCCATCCTTGTTTTTACGTGAGGAAAAATGACAGAATGAGATTAATACCCCCTCTACATTAATACCTCTAACACGTTGAGCATAAGAGTAGCCCATGATTTGGGCTGAGCGATGGAGTCTCTGAGACTGAATAGATAAAGCCTGGCCAGTAGTTTTTGCTTCCCATATCCAGGCTACCTCATTCATCTCTACCTGGAGGTCAATCTGACCAGTGAAGACGATCTTTGGGAGGGCTAACTGAAATGGAAATAAGGTTTGCTCCTCTACAGTAAGTTCAAAAGGAATCTCAAATACCTCTTCTGGAAATATAATCTTTAGTGAACCATCATCATCTCCGAAGTAGTCAAGATACTGGAGGGCACAGGTATTGAGGTTATCAAGGGTTCTGTAATCATCAATGAACTCAGCTTTCTCTGTTTGAAGCTCGAATTCCTTCTTTGCTTCAAGCAACCCTTTCATGAGGGCGATGTTTTTCTTTCCCCATCCTTCCTGTCTTATAACCTCATAGAATCCATGAAGGAAAGCGTGCCAAGCACCTCCCCACCGTAAGGCTGTGGAGCCTCTGATGCCCCGGATGCCTAATACATTTCGTAGAAAGTCCTTTTGGTGACATTGTTCATATAGATCTTTTCTTGAATTATCGAGGGCGAGAATATAATCTTTCATTAGCGATTCTCTCTTTCCTGAGATATAGTCTTTGTGTTTTGTTCTTTTTCATTAGAGGGTTCTTGCCACCACCAAGAAACAGGTGAAGACTGACAGCTTGCTATGCACTCCAGAATATGAAAAACTTTACCTGGATTTATTATAGCAAGTCTTTCTGCCTCTTCTATTGCTGCCAGTTTTGAATCATGAGCTACTTTTGGCTGTGGTATTCTATGTATTGAAGGAGAGGATTCATTTTCTCCCTGAACCATCCAGAATTTATATACTTTTGGCATTTTGAGTTCCCCTTTCAAAGGAAAGGGCAGGGGCGGATTAGACCCCTGCCTGGTCTAAACAACATCGAAAATAATAGGTAGGAAAAGTTACTTCGCTTTTTCTTTCGGCGGAGCTTCCTCTTTCTTGGGTATCCCAAGAAATTGTCCTTCCGGTCCAAACTGCACGTTCAGCTTCTCCAGCAGGCTACGGGCCAGGATTTGGTCTTTGCCCTTAGTTCCTTCATACAGATCTTTCAGAGCCTTAACGGAAACCTTCTCCCCTGCCGGAGCCTTCACGGACCAGTCACCTGCCATGAGGCCTGCAAAGACCTTGTCCATAGCATCCAAAGCTTCAGCTCCTTCTTTTCCTGCTGCAGAGTCACCTTCCTTATGACCGAGCCCAAAGGGACCAAGCTTGGCTTGTATCTCTTTTGGGAGTTTAGCGAAGTCGTACTCTCTGGTTTCGCTGGTTTTCCCCTCAGTGATTTTTACTACAGTTCCTTCAATCTCTTTCGTTAACTTCTTACCCATTTTAATTCTCCTTTTTTGGTGGTTTTTGTTTAAGGTCAAGTTTCAATCTGAATACTCTTGTCAACTCTTTATTCGAGATCACCTCCCTTTCTTTTTCTATTTTCTCTTGTATGGCCAGAACAATAAAGTCCCGCTTTGTTATACCAATAACTGTAGTAACACCCACTAACTCAATATAGATATCGTGAGGTAAAAAAGTCTGAACAAATTTTCCAGCCATTAAAGACTCCATTTAGTATGATGAAAACATTATACCATGAAACATTCCAGTTGTCAATAGGTTATTTATAGGTTATGAAAATAATTTACAGTAAAATCGTAATCTTCAAAGTTGCGGGGTCTATCTTCCTAACCTTTGAAGTCCTTCCCCTTCCATTATTAGGACTCCAGATTTTAGGTAGTTTAGAAGGTTTATGATAAAAGAAAAGTTTTGGGCAATTCTCTTTAAATATCTCAAGAGCAAAGGAAATCCCCTTTCCATTTACAGTTATTTCCATTAATTCAAAAGGATTAGATTTCTTTTCACTCATTAAAGTTATCTCCTTTCAAAGCTTTTTCTATTTCTTCTTCATTGAAACCATCTCTCCGCATTAACGTTGTCATGCGTTCTCTTTCAGATGCTTCAACAGATTTAAGAGATATTTTTGTGAGTTTTCCATCTTCTCCTTTAACAAAAGCAGTTTTTGGAGAATCACCACTTTTATAGGCTCTAACAAACACAAACCCCTTTTTAATAGAGACTGTAAAGTCTAAGGGGAATATGTTTATAGGGTCTATATGGAGGGTTTTTTGTTTATAATCTAAAAGTTGATCCCTCAATCTTCTCGCTGCTGGCTTGCTTCCTGTAGGGAAGAATACTTCCTGTCCGGGGAGTAAGTTCATGGCTTCTATAAAAAGGGAGGGGATCATTTTATTTGGCTTCCTTTTGAATAATAGTATTTAGGCATAATCCCTCCTCAAAATATCTTCAGAATTTTTTGGTTTTTTTCTAACCTGTTGTCTACCCAAGCCCAGTCTTTAAATCTCCTTATCTGAGATTGAAAGATTACAGCAACGAAATCCTGGAATGTTATGTAGTTTAAAATGTTTCCTTCACCCTTTTTTGCTTTTTTAACCTTATGGAGCTTTCCCGCTCTTTTAAGTGAAAGATAAAGATCTCCGTATCTATCAAGTTCGTCTTGCCATTGCTGAGATAAATTATCAGCTATTATTTTATCTCCTTTTTTGGTGGTTTTTATCATTATTCTTGTTCCTCTCCTAATAAAGTAGCTACCAAAACAGGCTGAAAACCCTTTCTGGTTGTCTTGAGGTCAGTAGAAAATTTAATTGTTTTGACAGTTTCTGATGTTATCTCATTTGGACTACATATCATAACTCTAATAATTGTTTCATCAGGAGCTTTTATTAATACTTTTAATAACTCTTTCTTTGTCATTTTATTTTCCTTTCTTTCTTTCCTCTAATTTTAATAGCACATGTAAATATAAGTTTAGTTATTAAATCTTCTTTTTCGAGCTTTCTTAAATTCCTCTTACACGAAATACATGTATTAACAAATCCCTTCCTTTCTTTAAACTTAACAACCATAGGGTCTTGGATTTTTTCAGCTTCTAAAATATTCTTTTCTTTATCTTCTTTCATCAAATACCACTCTATCCATTCCTCTCCACAACAGTGACAGGACATATAGTTTTTGAGAAAATATTCCTCAATTTTATCTTTGAATCTTATGTAGTAAGGGATAGAAGGAAGCTTAAGTTCCTTTACTTTTAATGATATAATCTTTGTAAAAAGAGCTCTTTCTTCGGGGGAAAGAAGAGCAAGGACAGATTTAGATATAGGAATTTTACTTTCTGTCAACATTTTTTTCTATTCTTTCTTTGAGGGTATGAAATTGTTCTAAGATTATAAGAGCTTGTTTCAAAAATGGAACAGTTTTTGTTACTCTTTTCCCGTTTATTCGACAGGTTATAAGATAGGAGTTGTTAGGTCTAAGAGAAACTCCGCTTGGAAGCTGTTTATTTTTCATGGTTAGTCTCCTTTGATTTAACTAAAATTGATATCAATACTACTTCAAGAATACAGCCAATAAATAACCCTAAGATAAACCAGCCCATATCTCCAAAGCCTCCTTTCTTTCTTCCTTAGAAATGCTTTTAAGCATTTCTTTTTCATTTACTCCATCTTTTTTCATTAAGGAAAGCTTTCGCTTTAAACTGTTATCTATAATAGATTTTTGTTCGGGAAGGGGTTCAAATTCTCCCTTTTCATTCTCTTTAAAAATAATCATTGCCAAGGGTTTTCTTATGATTATTCCAGAAACAGCAAATTTTAATCCAGTAGCAATCTCTACCTTTTTATCTATATCCTCGAAGGTAGATTTCATTTTTTCCTTTGCTCGGTAAAGCCTTGTCCGAAGGGATGCTATTGTGGCTTTATCTTCTGCAGGAATGAAACGTGCCATTCCCGTGAGATATACATCTGTTAAGCATTCTTCTAAGATTGATAACTCAATGGACATTTTTTTTACCTCCTATTCATGTTTACTATAGCATCACAGGACGCTTCGTATGCTATCTCTCGAACAAGGTCTTCAAGAGTAAGAGGGATTTGTTTACTTTCATATCCTTTGGGCTTTTCTTTTAGGCCAGTTTTAATTCTACAGTCAAGACACCATTCCTGGTTAAACTCGACTCTTGGTTTGTCTTGAGGACCATATGCATATTCTTTAAGGTATCCTCCAACATGAACACCTACGTTTAAAATGTCTATTTCATTTGTAATATCTTCTTTTCCACATCTATCACATTTATAGGTTGTTGTTCTCATTCTTGCCTCCTTTCTTAATCACAGTAATTACATCATTAACTGTGTTAATTACTACTTGACATAACCTTATAAATTCTTCTTTATCTTTGTCTATTGCAGCTTTCTTAAGCATTGGTATTACAAACTCAAGATAGTCAGGTAATTCCATTTTTTTTTACTCCTCTTCTAAAATAGATTTAATCCGTAAAAGAGAAAGGCCACTCCTAACTGCTACCATTCTGCAGTTTTGAATAGCCTTTCCCACTGCTATTTCCGCTTCCATCACAGTATATAGTGCATGACCTTCGGGGGTATTAGCTCTGGCATTCTCAAGGAGATCTTTGGCTCTTGCTAAAAATTCCAAAGCTTTTTCAATATCTTTCATTTTAGGTTATGCCTTTAAATTATCCGTTAATGATACATATACTCTTGGATAGTTCTTATAAATTGGATCAGTTAAAATTGTTAGTATTTGCTTATCTGGCAGTTTGATTTTTATTACTGTGGGGTATTCATCTCCAACTGAGAATACTAAAGTTGGAGGTTGACGGTTAATCTCATCAAATATTTCTTTTTCGCCTAATATTGAAAGTGCAAAGGTTGTTTTTTCGTTTTTATACTCCATGTTTATTCTCCTTTTTTCTTTGAATGAAGCCAGAAAAGTCATTTATTGACCTTTCTGGTATCCTTTCTAAGATTTACTCCTCAATCTCCTCGATGGTGACCTTTATGGTCTTTACTTTCAACAAACCAGTAGCTAACATAGCCAATTTTGAAACATAGATAGATTCAAAAGCATTGGGAATGCTAGGATCAAACTGTGTGTCAGCATAGAATCTTATACTATGTTTCTTTGGCTCACTTTTGTGGCAGATTACAACCAACTTCATAGGCATTTCTTTTCACCTCCTTTTTATTCCTTTTTTACTTCTTTTCTTTAAGATTTTTAGAACGGGGAGGATTCTTTCCGTTCCACTTCTATCCACTTTAGTTTGTTAAGATCAAATGAATATCTTTGTCCTCTTCCAACTCCAAATCCTATGCCATGCTTCCGATGACAAAGGAGACACAATATTTCCCAAGGTCCGTACTTTGTCTTTCCATCAACAAAGGTTTCTTTAATCTCAGTTCCGCATATATCACAGCGGGAAGGATTCGAGCCCATCCAAACCTTTTTTGCGGGGGAATCAACTTTAATCTTGGCAATTTCCACTAACATCTCAGATAGTCCATTTCCGTAGGTCATTTTGTTTCCTCCTCAACCTTAATATTTTCTACTTCTTCAAATCCATAAAGTCTTGCCATCCTGCCGATTTGCTGTTCAGCCCAGATTTTGAAGTCCACTCCCCTGGGAGTATAGATCTTTACCCATCTCTCCATCTTCCCGGTAGTGTAATCTCTTTCTTCTCTAACAAAGCATACTCCGGCATATTTCAGGGTCTCTTCATTCGAGGGTTTAATTTCAATCATTATCCCATTAGCCATTTTCTTTTTCCTCCCTTCCCTTCAGATTTAATGTTATGTTCCAGTATTTAAACCCATCATAACATATTTCCCCACAGTTGTCAACAACTATTTAGAGTGGAATTATATGTTACCTATGATAACATATAACATATAACATATAACATATAACATATAACATTTTATTTATTCATTTTATTTATAATTGTAGCTCTTTCTCCCTTTTTTCAAGCTTTCTTCTGGATTAAAGCCAGATCCCAGTTTTCATCCTTTTCCTCTCTTTCTTTTTCTCTTTCTTTTTTTTTTTTTTTTTTTTTTTTTTTATAAGAAGAAGAGTAGAAGAGCAAAAATAAAATAGTGGGATCTGGGATAATTCAAGATTACAGAAAAACGTTTCATTTTGAAACACGAAAAAAGAATGAAATAAAATGTTATACGTTATACGTTATATGTTACAGGTTACAGGTTATAAAATTATATGTTACATGTTACATGTTATATGTTATACCACTTAATTCATTTCAGTAATTTTTTTAAGTAATTTGTTTTGTTTAGGATAAAGAAAACCCTGACCTTTTGAGCCAGGGTTTAGGATAAGGATATAAGATTATAGCTCTCTAACTAGTTCTCGGATTCTGTTGACCTTTCCAAGAATTCCTGCCAGAACTTTCGCCTTACTTTCATCCTTCTGCACTATCATACTCTTGCGAATAATCTGGGCCATTCTTTTAAGAATATTAGAGACTATTGGAATAAGGTGTCTATACATGAAAATCACCTCCCTTCATTTAGTTTCTGTTTTTGTGATTCTGTCAAAATGGTCGTCTGTAAAATGTTGGATAGATTACTTTTTGGGACTTTTGTGTTCAGCAGTGACTTTTTCAAGCTCGTTCAGCTTAGTCAGCATTTCCGCAGGCATTTCTTTTCCCATCTTCGGGAAGAAATCCGACCTCATAAACCGGAGGTCGGCCAGACTCCATGCCTTCGAGGTAATGGAGGAAACAGAAATTTGTTCTTCTCGCTTTCCTTTGGCTCGGGCATGGGTAGCTGAGGTATAATCTAACAGGTCAGATGCCATACCTTCGAGCTTTTGGTCTGCCGTTAATTCCTTTGCTCCCCATCCGTCAGAAGCACCTTGACGTACTCCAAATTGCAGGGCTTCTTTTGCGTATTCTGGGAGGGTTTCCCATCCGGGAATCTCGGTTAAATCAACCTTGGCGACAGGTGTATTTTCCTTTTTGGGGTCATACGTTCTGGCGTCAAATAGAGCCAGGATAGAAGTTACCTCGGTAAAAATCCACTTTGCTATTCTTTTTTTCATGGTGTTGTCTCCTTTCAAAGAGCGAAAAAAGACGACCACTTTAAAAGAATCACAATTGAACAAACGATTTATTTGCCAGGATTAAACCGTTAAACCTGTATAGTAATTTCCAATCCGATTTCCCATATTATGTACCAGGTTGTTATTGACCCCGGTTTCGATGAATGATTCAATATCTGGCTGGTTATTGGTTATTCATTCATTTATGATAGAAGTATACCACAATATGGTGGGGATGTCAAGCTTTATTTTCATCCCCACCAATGGGCATACCTGGCCCAGTCCAATGGTCGAACATAAACGCCTCCACAATGTTCGAGACCCCCCCAAGACCCCAGGCTACCCCCCTCGGCGGCATAGACATAGCACCATTCTCTCCACCCAATAAGTAGATAAATGTTACCAGAGGAGCTCTACCTCCACCTCAGGAACTAAAGTTTCATCTCCACCTCCCC